TTCTTAGCGTTTCAGATAGAAGCATTACAGTCACAACAAGTCACTTAAGTGATACTCCAAAGCATCCAATCAATCCTTTCGCTTTGATTAAGTCTGAAATTTATCAGGACTGGGCAGATGACAAAGCAGTCCAGCAAGCAGCTCTTATGATTTCAGTTGAAATCTGGCAAGCCCGCACCACTACACTCAATGGTGCAAACACAGTAGATTTCCAGCCATCGCCTTATCGCATGTCCGCACAGCTCCTAGCAAAGGTGAGAGGGCTTATTGCTCACGCCCTTGATCCACGTTCGATGGTCGGATAATGCCAGTTGCTCTCACTACTCTCAGAACCACGATTGCGACTGCTTTAGTCGATAACTCAAAGTGGCAAACCTTTGCTTTCCCACCGGCTACAGTTCTTGCCAACTCTGTGATTGTTTCGCCTTCTGATCCATATCTTGAACCTAATAACAATCAACACAACACTATTGCACCAACAGCTAACTTTAGAATAATCATCACAGTACCTTTGTTCGATAACGAAGGAAACCTCAATGGAATTGAAGATGCCTTAGTTGGCGTGTTCAACAAACTCGCAGCATCCACCTTGACCTATAATGTGGGAGCAGTAAGCCAGCCAAGCGTTTTGAACGCAGCATCTGGTGACTTGCTTACCTGTGAGATGTCACTATCCGTCCTAACAACCTGGAGTTAATATGTCCGAGTGGGAACTAGAGAACGAAGCCTTCCTGAAGAAAATCGGGCAGGTTAGCACACCAGCACCAAAGCCAGCATCTACTAAGAAAGACGAGGAATAATTCATGGCTGTATTCTTAAACAACAAGGTCGGCGTGAAAATCAATTCCGTCGATCTATCTGATTTGGTAACAGCAGTTACTATCAACCGCGTATTTGATGAACTCGAAGTAACAGCGATGGGCGATTCTTCTCACAAGTTCGTAAAGGGCTTGGAAGCATCTACTGTAACAATCGATTTCTTAAACGACACAGCATCAACAAAGACTCTCGCGACTCTACAAGCTGCATGGGGAACAACAGTTACAGCTATCTTTATTCAAGAAAAAGGCACAGCCGTATCTGCCACTAACCCAACTTACACAGTTTCATTGCTAGTCAATAACACAACAGACATCAATGGCGCTGTTGGCGACATTGGCACACAATCAATTACATTTACTGCAAACTCAACCATTGCAGTATCATCTTCAGCACCATTCTAAACAACTAAACAAAGGGGCAAATCATGGCAAAGTTAAAAGTAACAAGGGCAGATGGATCAGTTGGGGAATACCCAATCACTCCATTGGTGCAGTATGGTTTTGAGATTTACGCTAAAAAGGGCTTTCACAAAGCGTTCATCGAAGATCAGAAGCAAAGCGATATCTTCTGGCTAGCCTGGGAATGTATCCGCCGTTCGGGTGAAACTGTTAAGCCATTTGGAGAGCAGTTCATTGAAACTTTAACTTTAGTTGAAGTTCTTGATGACGATTTCCCGGCTTAGGGCGCGACTCGATCACCTATCTGATTGCTAAATTAAGTGTCAGACTCGGGATCGCGCCACAACAATTATTAGATCTAGATGAAGTGATGCTAAAGAACCTAATTAAGGTTCTACAGGATGAAGCGAAGGAGATGAGAGATGCCAACAGAAATCAAAGGCGCAATCGCTCTTCGTAAAGCCCTAAGACAATTTACTCCAGATTTAGCCAAAGAAACTCAAAAAGAAATAGGCAACCTTCTTAAGCCTATTACAAATAAAGCGCGTGGCTTTATTCCATCTAACTCACCTATAAGTGGCTGGGCTAAGCCAGCAACAACAGGACAATTTCCACGCTACTCAGCAAGTGCGGCAAAGTCTGGTATTGGGTATAAGACAACTCCATCAAAGCCTAATCGTCAAGGCTTTACCTCATTAGCTCGAATTGTTAATGCTTCTGCTGCTGGTTCTATTTATGAAACAGCAGGTCGGCTTAATCCAAATGGTCGCGAACAAGCCAAAAGACGAACAGTAAACATTCCTGGCATGAACTCAGTTTATACAACAAGTACAGGAAAAAACTTTGGCAAGAGCAATAACCCAGAAGCAGGATCATTGTTCGTTCAAGCCATGAACCAAGAAGGTAAAATAGTCGATGCTTATGTTCGTGCAGCAGGGCAAGCAGGTCGAGCATCACGCAAGATGAAAGGCCGCGCAATCTTTCGAGCATGGGCTGAGGATGGCGGAAAAACTAATGCTGCTGTTATTAAAGCAATTCAAAACTCAGGTATTAAGTTTAATAAAGCTGTTGCTAAAAGTAGCGGTTCTGGAATTTCCTATGGAGTTAAATAATGGCTGACGTAAGAATTGATATAGCCGCTGAATTTACTGGCAAGAAGGCGTTCAAGCAGGCTGAAACTACAACCGATAAATTAGCTCGTTCAGTAAAGAACCTAGCAGCGAGTTTAGGTTTAGCATTTAGTACCGCAGCGATTGTTCGTTTCGGGAGAGCTTCGGTTAGAGCATCCCTGGAAGCGCAGGCGCAACAGCAACGTTTAGCGGCGCTTCTTAAAGTCACTAATGGCGCAACACAAGATCAAGTCAATGTTCTTAATGCCCAAGCAGCTTCTTTGGAAAAGGTTGGCGTTGTATCTGGTGGCAATGTCACGCAGGTTCAATCGCAACTTGCAACCTTTGATTTACAACTTTCTACTATTAAAGCCCTTACTCCAGCAATCCTTGATTATGTAGTTGCAGAGAAGGGTGCTGCTGCATCAGCATCAGAGTTTAAGTCGATGACCAATGGCCTTGCACAGGCTCTAAATGGCAACTTTGCATCCTTAACTCGTACAGGCTTTGTCCTCGATGAAACAACTAAAAATTTAATTAAGAATGGAACTGAGGCAGACCGAGCAGCGGCTCTTGTTACTGTTTTAAACTCTACTTACAAAGATTTTAATCAAAACCTTCGCAATACCCCTATGGGGCAATTCCAAGTTCTTGCTAATTCCGCAGAAACAGCAAAGACTATTATTGGTACTGATCTTCTAGCGGCAATGAAAATGATTTCTGGCCCAGAAGGTATCGGCGGCGCTGCTACTGCAATGGAAGAACTTGCCACTCAGATTGGTAACGTCATCTATGGCATTGGAGTTTTGACTAGCAAGATAAAAAATATACCTTTGCTTACTCCTATCGCTTTAACAATCCGCGATGTTATTAGTGCAGGGCCTTTAGGAGGTTTAGCACGATTGGGCGAAAGGTCTAAGCAAAGACTTGCAGGCACTCCAGCCCAATCACCAGGGCAGCGCATGGCTATTGATAGAGCTGCTAAGGATGCAATCAAACTTCAAAAGACTCAGAATACTTTGAAGAAGATAGATAATGACAATACTGCTAGAAAACTAACCCTTACAGGCGATGAACTAGCGCTCAAAGAACTTGAAAAGAAGTTCGATGTAGAGCGCATTGGATTGTATGCAGCTCTTAATCAATCGACTGACTCTGAAACAAAGATGCGCCTTCTGTCTTTGATTGCTATTCACGATCAGAACGCTGCACTTGCAGGGATGATTAAGAAAGCCAATGAAGCTGAGAACGCCTTTGGAGCATTTATTGAAGCTTTACGATTAACTATTAGAGGCATGCTTGATTCCATTGCAGGGCCTTTAGCAGCTCTTCGAGCAGCACTTGAAAAATCAGGTAGTGGCGGTGGCGGTGGTGCAATCGCTAATATCCCAGCAGGATTTGAAAAATTTACCCCTGGGCCTGGCGGCTACGTGGGATCAGGTAGCGGCATGAGTGATTTAGGTACAGGAAACTATGGTGGTTTAGCTGGCGCTGGCATGTATGGCGGTGGCGGTGCGCCTGTAGTCAATATCAGCGTGGCAGGTTCAGTCACTACAGATCGTGACTTGGTATCTATGGTTACTAACGCCATCTACAACAATCAGGCTTCTGGCATCCCAATTAACTATTCGACAAGTTATGCATAATGGCATTACCAGCAACCCTTTCAGTCAAGATAAATCTATCGGGTGGAGCATCATTCGGTAACCCATTTATCTTGGGTACTTCACAACTGGGCTTTGCTGAACTAGCTTCTGCCATTCCTGTAATCGTCGATGTTTCCACTCAGACTCTTAACATTTCAACTCGTCGAGGGCGCAACCTTCTGCAAGATAAATACGAGTCAGGTTCAGCGACTATCAGAATCGTTGATCCTAATGGTGACTTCAACCCACAAAACACAGCTAGTCCTTACTTCGGGCTATTACAGCCTCTTAGAAAGATACAGGCATCTGCTATCTATGGCGGAGTAACCTATGGCCTGTTCGGCGGCTATATCACAGAATTTCGATACACCTATCCAACAGGGCAAGAAACAGGCTATTGCACGTTTATTTGCTACGATGCTTTCCGCTTGATGTATAACTCTGGCATCACAACAGTCACAGGTGGCACAGCAGGGCAGACAACCGCACAGCGCGTTCAATCTATTCTGACCATGATTGCATGGCCGCCAGCCTTCACCAGCATCGGCACAGGCGCTACAACATGCATAGCCGACCCTGGCACAACTCGCACAGTCCTTGATGCAATCCACACTGTTGAGTTCACAGAGCAGGGCGCGTTCTACATTGATGCCAATGGCGTAGCAACCTTTAAGGGCAGACAGTTTGTCTATGATGCACAGGCAGCCAGCCCAACAATCTTCAATCAAACTGGCACAGGCATTAACTATGCAGGAATTACCTTTGCACTCGATGATAAGACAATCGTGAACAAGGCAACTGTGACTCGCACAGGTGGCACAGCACAGACCTACTCAGATGCCACATCTATCGCTCAATACTTCACACGATCCATCACAGCTACAGATATGCTTATGCAGACAGATGCCAACGCCCTAGCCTTAGCAACTGCCTATGTCGATACTCGCAAAGAAACTTCTATCCGTATTGAAACAATTACTCTGGACTTAGTGACTCCGTCCTACACAGCAGGAGTCACAGCAGCTCTGAGCCTTGACTTCTTTGACACAGTAGACATTACTAATGAGCAACCTGGTGGATCGACTATTCAAAAGAAGCTCCAAGTGCAGGGAATTGCTCACAACATCACCCCTAACACATGGACTACTACTATTGCCACACAGGAACCTTTACTCGATGTTATGTACTAGAATTGACCCTATGAAAGAGGTGTGCTAATGGCTGTCGGACTTCCACTTAAAACGACGTATGCGGACGGAGATGTCTATTCCGCATCGGATGTTAATGATACAAATGGCACGATTAACATTACTGCCGCGCCTTACGCCGCTGGTAAGAATAAAATTATCAATGGTGACTTTTTTATCAACCAAAGAAATTTTACTTCCAATACAGTACAAAACCAATATGGTTTTGATCGCTGGACTCAATTTAATGGTGGAGCTACAGGCACACTTACAATTACTCCACAAACTTTTACTCTGGGCGCTGCTCCAGTTGCAGGGTATGAGAGTAAAAACTTTGTACAGTGCGTAACAGCAGCAGGTGCATCAGTAGATACTTATGCAATATTTGCTCAGAAAATAGAGTCCGTTAGAACTCTTGCAGGACAAACTGCAACAGTTTCATTTTGGGCTAAGGCTACAAGCGGTACTCCTAAAATTGGGGTTGAGTTATATCAGTCTTTCGGTGGCGGTGGCAGCCCTTCGGCAGATGTGTCAATTCCAGCAGGTGCAGTTACTATTTCAACTTCGTGGGCGCGTTACTCAGTTACTGTTGCAGTTCCTTCTATAAGCGGTAAAACAATAGGAACTAACAATGATGACTCATTTATTGTTTCATTGTGGCTAAGTTCAGGTTCAAACACAGCTACACGCGCATCCTCTATCGGATTACAAAATGCTACTTTCCAAATATGGGGTGTGCAAATAGAAAACGGCTCAACAGCCACAGCCTTCCAAACTGCAACAGGAACAATCCAAGGAGAATTAGCCGCTTGCCAAAGGTATTTCCAAACTCTAGGAAACTGGAGTGGAACTGGCTGGACAGAAAGCACAACAGTAGCAAACTTAGTATTTTCATTTCCAGTAAAAATGAGAATTGCTCCTGCATTTACTGTCGCATCAACTTTAACTAACTGCCTAGCCATTTTTGGAGTTAATTATTTCACTCCTACAACTTGGGTTCTACAAAACGCTAAGGACGACAGTTGTTGGATAAATACCAACACCTTTACTGGATTAACATCATTAAGGTTTTGTGCAAGTGCAATTACTATCGGCAGCGTATCGGCGGAGTTATAAAATGAAATATGAAATCTATGAAACACAGATGAAAGATATGTATATTAAGAAAACAGACGATAATGGTCTGGAAACTTACATACCCTGCGACCCTGCAAACTCTGAATATCAGGCATATCTAGCGAGTCTTGATGAAGCCTCTACTCTGTAAAGCAGGGCAACAACTTCGTGAGCAGATTGATGATTCCTTTCCTGACCGCGACCGCAAGTCCGATGGTTGGATAGGCGATGCCAAGCACTCCAATCGTAAGAGTGACCACAATCCCGATCCGTTTAACGGAATCGTCAGGGCTATTGATGTGGATAAGGACTTCGACTCACGCCCCAGCACAGGTGTTTATCTTGCCGACCAAATACGCCTATGTGCCAAGAAGGACAAGCGAATCTCCTACATCATCTATGCAGGAAAGATTGCCTCAGCTAAATCGCTTTGGCGTTGGAGAACTTATTCTGGCATTAACAGCCACCATGCTCATATTCATATCAGCTTTACCAAGAAAGGCGATCAGAATGGTCGCTGGTTTGACATCCCGATGCTAGGAGCAACACGTGAAAATGACTAAGAGTACAAAGAACGCAATTAAGTCTTACCTTAAGGCTGTAGCAGTTTCAGCCATAACTCTAGGACTTGCCTTAGTTGCAGACATTCGTCCTGAATACGCAGTCCTTGCTGCTGCTCTAGTTGCTCCCATCGTCAAGTACCTTGATCCACAAGACGAGCAAGTCGGCTAATGTCACAGCAGGACTTCTTCACGCTATACATAGCGACAATCTCAGTCATCGGTGGACTTGCAGGTTACGTCATCACGCATTTGTTGAGTGAAATTAAACGACTCAATTCGCGTGTCGATGAAATCTATAACATCCTTCTAGAGCGATAATTTTTGTCATGGCAAGAAGAGCGACTAAAGCACTAGAAGAACAGGGCTACTCAAAGCTCGATGCTTACTGCATTGGGTTACATGAGTTCTATAAATCGCTTAAACGAGCAGGCTTTGCGGATTCAATTTGCATGAGTCTTATCATGGAAAAATCCGCTTACCCTGACTGGCTCTTGCCTAATCCAATCAACCCTAATATCCCAGAGCCAGACTGGTATGACGATGAGGATGAATGAAAAGAACTGTTGTAGTTCCAGACTTACAAGTTCCCTATCACGATCTAGTAGCAGTCAAAAATGTTGCAGCGTTTATTAAAGCTGTACGGCCCGATTCTGTTGTCACTCTCGGTGATGAAATCGATCTCCCACAAATATCCCGATGGACAGAAAACACTCCAGGATGGTACGAACAGACACTAGCTGCTGACAGAG